TGACATAAGAACACTAAGAGCAGTCTATGGTGAAATCGACCCTAAGTTAGAAAAAGAGGGTAGTTATTTCCACAGAACAATTGAGGTATCACTAAAAGAAGGGCCGGTATTTGCATTGAATGTAATCGGTTTGGACACAGACACTGATGTGTCAGCAAACTTAGACCAAGCATACTTTAAAACTTTCAATAGCGAATCTGCAGCGAATAATAATCCAGACACAGTTGCAAACACTTACCCAATGGTAGAGTTCTTCAATAGAAAACGACTATGGTTTGCTGATTCATATCAATTGAACCGCTCAAAGAACCTAGCCCTAGGTGACGATTTCGTCGCTAATCCTGGAGGATTCGGCCAGACTACTTTGCAATCAAATAAGATCTTATCTTTTGCGAACTTAGGAAGCGCAAATTCAACTATCTGGGTTAGAAAGTCAGATGTTCGTGGATTTGACATCACTGCAAAAGAGTGGTTCTCAACAATCGGAGGCGGAAACTCAATAGAATATCCTTCTTTCGTTCACCCTGACGATTTCATCTCAGACTATTTTGTAGAAGTCATCATTGTGAATGGAGACTGGACAAATTATTTAAAACTTGCAAAAGATCCAATTTACAAGACGTTCTTCGATGACTCAGGTCTTAAAATATCAAGAGCTGCTGAGTTCTTTGCGTTACGTGAAATTAAAGTAATCAGCAGAACAATTGGATGTTTAATTCCAGACTTCAAAGATCAGAGCGGACTTACTGTTTCGATTGATCGTTTAATAAACAGATTATTCCCAACTACCGGAGTTCTCTGTGCACTAGATACTAGAAAGCTTGATCTTATCGATTTAGAAACTAACGATCCATTCACTGACTCTGATGTGACTACTCACCGTGTAGATATTGTCGGTCATGGTTTTGATGACCTTGCATACTATATTGATAACGGAACCTATGATACTGATGGAAACACAGTTGCGTTAAGTAAATTAGTTGACACTCTAAGCTACTCTAAGCCGGCTGATGGTGAACTAATCTACATATTTGATGCAAATTATGCTGAAGTAAACTTAGCTGCAAATATTGCTATCGGAGAAATTTACACCATCACAGCTGCTAACGATTACATAGTTGCAACTAAAGGAAGCACGCTTTACGAAGCTTACACAAAAGGATTCATAAAGACTGGTGACACGATAACTGATGGCTCTAACTCTTATTATGTTAAGGTGTTAGACACTCTTGCGACAGGATCACCTTCTATACCATACATCAAGATCGAAACATACTCAGACATTGCTTTACTTAATCAAGAGAATGCAACTGACTTGGTATACACTGATGGTGCAGATGACTTTGTGAAGTTTATCCTTCAAGATGGAGACGATTTCAAATACATATTTGATTTGGACACTGATTTCTTTTCATACTCAATCACTCAACCTAATACTATTACTTTGGGAGTTTTTGCTGCTAATAAGTCACTAGTCGATGAGTACATCAAAGTCAATCAATACATTAAAGCTAAATCAACAGACGGTCGCGTCCGATTACTTAAGATAATCTCAGTGAGCAGCGCGACTCAACTAACTAGCCCTGCAACTTACACATACACAGTCAAGACCATGGCGCCAAGCGTTGATAATGTGGTAGGAATCGACTATGATGCGGATCCAGCACTAGGATACGCTGCAGCTCTTAAAGTTTATAAAGGAGTTTACAACTTTGCACCGACGCTTAAGGGTCAATATGCTCCGGGTTACAAGATCCGCGAAGCGTTACTGCCAAAAGCAGATTCAGACGGTCAGCGCCAAAGAGAAATTCTTAGCTACTTATTTGAAAGCACCTCGATTCCACAGGCTCTTGCTACTGGAGAACTGGTTGACTTCAGATATGTGGTTGATTCATATCAAGGTGAGATCTACTCTTCATCTAAATATTACTTAGCGAAACTTGCTGCGATGCACGGCCAAGCAATGGCCCTATTGAATGCACCATCGGTTCAACAGTTTGAACAGAGTGTTGACCCAAGCTTCATTGATACAACTACTAAGTTAGTGTCTGCTGAGTATATTGCTCAAGGAGGAGACCTTTCTTTGAATCCAAGCTTTACTTTCCAGTTTGCTGAGGAAGACGTAAACGGAGTTCCGCTATCGTCATATGCAACTTATTACTTCCCTAACCTAATCATTAGAAGCGGTAATAAGAACCTTTCAGTTCCGCCAGCAGCATATGTATCTAACCTATATGTTAAGAAGTTTAAGAACGGTACGCCTTTCTTAATTGTAGCCGGTGGTAAGCGAGGAGCAATTAATGATTCTGAAGTAGTAGGAATAGAATATGACTTAACCGATGAAGACAGAAACTTCTTAGAGCCAGCAGGCCATAACCTAATTGTTAAACGTAGAGGATTTGGAATTATCTTGTTCTCTAACAATACTGCTTACCAAAGAATCAACTCTGCTCTAAATAACGCTCACGTAAGAGATAACTTATCGACTATTGAAAGAGACATTGAGAAGATACTTTTCAACTTCTTGTTTGACTTTAACGATGAGATCACGCGATTAAGAGTTAAGACGCTAGTTCAAAACTACTTAGACGCAGTGGTATCAGCCAGAGGATTAAGCTCTTATGAAGTAATCTTTGACTCTTCAAACAACACTAACGAGGTGATTTCAGCAAACACAGCGATAATTGATATTCGTGTTGATTTCCCAAGAGGAATTCACAAGTTCATCAATCGTATCACTATCACTAGAGTCGGAGGACAACTTAGCTCCGAATCTACTGGATTCATCCCTAGCTTCTAATCTAACGGGGGAGATTTTTCTCCCCCATTTTTTTTAAAAATAACTCAAAAGAATGGCCGAAACATTAAAGATTGATGCACTCAAAGGCATCGTTCCAGACGCAGTGTTAGCTCAGATTCCTGATACTGCTGCAAAATTCAACATCACTACAAACTTAAGACTCGCTCACTTTCTAGCCCAATGTGCTCACGAAAGCGGAGGCTTTAAAGCTGTGACTGAGAACTTAAATTACTCAGCAGACGGTTTACTTAAGATCTTCCCGAAGTACTTTGCAAACAAGTTAAACGAGTCTTATGCTAGAAACCCAGAAAAGATCGCATCTAGAGTTTATGCAAGCCGCATGGGCAATGGAGACGAATTATCAAAGGATGGATTCAAGTTTAGAGGACGCGGTTACATACAGTTGACCGGAAAAGACAATTACACAAAATTCACCCAATTTATTGGAGAAGATTGCGTAGCTAATCCTGATCTAGTAGCAACAAAATACCCATTGGCATCTGCTGCTTTTTTCTTTAATTCAAATGGATTATGGGCTCTTTGCGATAAAGGAGCAGATACTGCAGCAGTTACAGCAGTCACAAAAAGAGTAAACGGTGGAACGCATGGACTAGACGATCGTCTAGCTAAGTTTAACGCCTACCACGCAAAGTTAAGCGCGTAATTACTCGTAGTTTTCAAGATCAACTTCGTTTTCGTCATCTAAGATGGCAATCACCTCGTTTGATAGAATAACGTAGTGTTTTTCTCCCTTATACATCAGTTCAACACCGGCATATCTGTTGCAGAGGACAGTGTCTCCAGGTTTAACCAACATTGGATTATTGATAGACCCGTCACCGCATGCAATTACAAGGCCGATGTTGGGCTTTTTTACTGCTTTTTCCGGAATGAGAATTCCTTGGGAAGTCTTGGTCTCTTTTTGACGAGGTTTAATTAAGATTCTTTCGTATAATGGCTTCATAGTGAAGAAAGGTTATTTTTAAGAGCGGTAAATTTTTGTGATAAAAACTTAGAGGTAGAGTATGTCTCAAAGTGTTGTTCTAGAGCCTTCCTGATTTCATCTGGGAAAACTTTGATTGATAGACGTATTATCTTAATATTGAAGAGTAGGTGTGCTCTGATCTCATCTATTTTATCTTGATCCTTGATCTTGTTTACATTAGCTATCTCTTTGATAAAAGTGTCGATAAAATTTGAGTCCAGCTCATCCATTAAGTCGATCAACTTTGTATCAAATCTTTGTTGCAGGTTAAAGATGATTTTCTTAGCCTTAGCCGGAGTAATGTTGGTCACCTTAGGTATGTTATCTGACTTGTCGCCTAATAGTATCTTAGAAAGAAGCTCCTCAGAGACGTTTACTTGGTGTTCAACGTAGTCTTTGCTCTTGATGCTCTTGATCACCTTGTCGATGGTAGAACCGCCAATATGACTCTCGCTTAAAGAAAAGAAACTATCGCTCTCATCATCAGCCTTATCTGGCACAAGATTAGTTGACACAAATAACTTCTTCGTCTTGCTCATCTGCTTTGGCACAATTAGCAGCACGTTCTTTGATGGATTATCAACCAACTGTTTTAGGTCTTGATCTACCGAATAGATTAGGATGTCAGTGTTTAACTTAGAGCATAGGTAGGCGATGATGTCGTCTCCCTCAGTGTTCTTAAACCTGTAGTGATTGACTCCACAGTTTTCCAGAGCAGAGACGATTACCTGTTGAAAATAGTCAAAGAATAAGTATTGGTGGTCATCATACTTACGATTGCCTTTGTATGTGAACTCAGTTGGCGCTGAGCTGGTCTTAAATTCGCTTGACTCAAAAAAACCGGAGATGTAATCTTTACGCCAGCTTTTTGAGTCAAATACGAAGTGGACAGCAGTTAACGATGAACCTATAGGGGAGATTAAGGAATTCAAATAGGTAAAACAAAAGTTTCTAAATGAGACCTTTACTTGATCCTTTAACCGACAGTTGCCTTCATTAAATAGGTCATCAAACCAATATGTCTCACCAACTCGTTTGTCTTTGAAAGAGACCGATTTGGTAACACTTATTGCTACGTTGATGAAGGCATTTCCGTCGATTATTAGGTTCATGGCTATTGCTGTGTTTCTGAAGTAGGAGTTTCCTCTACTTCTGGAGATGGTGTTGATTTACGTAAGGTTCTGATTGCTGAGGCTAATGTTTCAGATTCCTGTAAGTTGAATGAACCTTTGGCCTGTGCATAGTTTGCGGAGGCAACTAGCACGAATAGCGCTTGGGCTGGATTCATTTCATGAATAAACTTTTCATAGTTTGATTCCTCAGTGTAGGAGATTGAACCAAAAAGCACGGATTTAGGTGCTTCTTGTGGTGAATTCTCGGTAGCTGTTTTTTCTACGGTTGTTGTAGATTCTTCCATGGTAGTAATTGGATTTTTTTATAGGTCTTTAAATAAATCATCATATTCATCAGAGCTGGCAGCAGGAGTAGCGACTGAGGCTGGCTTCGCTGATTCTGATTTTGAGCTAGTAGTAGCAGTAGTACCAAAGTCTAGGTCTTCATCCTTTGCCATTGGTGCGTTGTTCTTAGTCGGCTTTAGTTTTGAACGAACTAACTCGTTCATCTTAGCATCTTTGCTCTTTTCAAGCACCATCTCTAGCACTTGGCGTTGTGGAATGGCTGCAACCACTGCTTCAGCAACCTTTGTGTAGGTCTCTTCAGTCCAAGGTTGATGAGCGTATTCGTCCATCGATGGAGTGTTCTTAGTTAAGAACTCGTTTACTAATTTGATGACTTTCTCATCATTTTTAACCTGGACTTGCTTGTCTCCGATCTTGAAAACAAAAGGAGTAACTTCGTCCATGAACTTGCACTTAGACCAGTCTCTGAACTCTTTGGTCTTTTTACCGACAACACAAAGAAAGTCCTTTCCTTCGAGTAAGTGGAATGGATTGATCTTTCTGGTAGGTTCAAGGCCATCGATTTCCTCTGGATTCATTTGTTGGTCGATGAGCTGATCAACTTGGTTTCTAAACTTAAATATTAGAACCTTGCCCTCTAGCTCTGGACGCTGAGGATCTTTTTTGATGTATACTGCAGAGTGGTGTGTGTACCATCTTGAAAAGTTTGATTCGAGTTCTTTGGCGAGATCAGGTTCTTCTTTTCTAAGCGAACGAATAACTGACTCGATTGTCCATAGAATGGAAGGCTGCTCTACGTTAGAAGGGCAGTCAACTATTAGGGATTCCTTAGTAAGAGGATTCCAAAACTTAGCTGTATATTTGGTGAATTTGCTAAGCTTTTTGTTGGCGATGTATGGTAAAAGACGCATCACCGATTTGTAAGAGCCATTAAAGGCATTTGGATCTGGATCGTAAACATTTGGATCTACTTTCTTGGTTTTCTGAGAGTTCTTCTGTTTTGAGAATGATTCTTCTGGTAGGTCGAAAAAGTCTGTCATAGTAAGTTTATTTTTTGATTATTATACTAAAAATTGGGTGAAAGTTTCTAATGATAGACAGAAAATGCCTCACTAAGGAGGCATTCTATGTTAGAACTTGAGAGAAATTACTTTGCTTTCAGTTCAGTTGTTAAGTCTTCACGATAAAGCTTAGCTGATGTTTGAACGGCAGCAATTGCGGCTTTTGCAGTAGCACCTTTAGCTACTTTTCTGATTTCTTGTAACTTCTTTTTTAAACGGTTACCTGCACTTTTTACGCCTTTGCCATAGTACCTTTGAGCATCTTCTTCAGCTGCTGCAATAAGTTCATTTACCGGTCCAAATATAGCAGCTTGAGCAGCAGCTACTTCTTCTTTAAGTTTGTTAAACTGATCCATGTTATTTATTTTTAGATTTCTTGTACTTGATCTAAGAATAAAGTTTTATAGATTATTGATGATTTCGTCTACCTTAGGTGAAAATTTGGCTTCTGGGTAGTTTTGAGAGGCGAATGTCACCCATTTTTGCATTACTTGAGAGTATTCTTCTTGAGTGATGTAGCTAGATTCGATGAATGGCCTTAAATACTCATCGAATACTTGGTCTAGAGGCTTTCCCTGTTGTGCTGCACTGGCATACATGCCTTCGACCATCGACTCTACCTCGTCATCCAATAAAAAGTACTTATAACTCTTTTTTGCTAGCTCTCGCTCATCTGGATTGGATGGCATCTCGTTAAACGCCTCACGACCGCTGCCTATTTGTTCAAGGTGGTTGGTCTCGTGGGTTAAAATGTCGATTAATCTTGCAAAAAGTTTAGTATAAAGATGTGGCTCTTGGTTTGGGTCCAAAATTAGGTGAATTATGATCTTATGATATAGATTAGGCTTACTTACGTGCAGGTTTGCATCGATCGCATAGCCATATTCTGAGTAGTTTAGCTCTTCCCAAGGCAAGTTCTTAAAGTGCTCGTCGCTTGTGAAGTTAGCGTTGGGATCCCGACGTAAAAATAGGACAAGATCAAATGCATATGGCTCTGTGAACTCCATGCCAGCATGTTTTGAGTATCTCTCAGAGATAGGTTCACGAGCAGTCCTGATCTTTTGAATCAACTTAGTCGCAAGATCCTTGATAAAAAGATTCTCTGATTCAAAGCTCTCGCTAACGAATTTGGTGAATGACTTGACCATTACTTTCTTAGTGTGATAAAAGTTACCTCAATGTTGTGTGTGGTAGCTTCTCCCTTTTTAGTAAAAAACACGCTAGTGTCTGGCTTTCGATTACCGAACATGTCAGTCAAGGAAGCGTTTTTTAGCTTTTCAAGGAAGGGTAAGTCTGAGTCTGCTACGTGTGATTTCTTACCGGTGACCACGTCGATCAGTTTTTTACGTTTGGTCTCAAGCTCAGAGTCTGACATCTTATTTTTGTCAGTGCTTGCTATGTTCTTTTTTGTCCAGTCAGTAAGTTCTTTTTCAGTAGAGGAAAACGTTGGGTAATCGGCAGTTGAGCTTCCGTCCGGATATGTTTTCTTTTTGATTTTACTGTATTCATCTGGTTCAAGAAAGACATATATAAACTCTTTCTCAGCTTGGGTAGAAGCGGCTGCGTTTGGATCGACCATTGCCTCCTGTTCAAGTAATAACTGTGTGTATGGTTTAATGTGTTTCATGTTGAGTCTAGTTGCTTATTGTTATTTATCTAAACAAAAAAGCAGCAAAGTATTTTGCTGCTCTATTAAAAGTATTGTATGGTGATGAGGTTAGCCGTCGCACATAAGGCAATCTTTCGTTGCTCTAGCTGCAATGTCTCCGCGTAACACTGATTCAGTTCGCATGTAATATAGGGTCTTGACACCAGCTTTATACGCTTCAAAGTGAACTTGATTGATGAACTTAGGTTCGGCTTCACTAGGAAAGGCTAGGTTTAAGGAAACTGACTGGTCAATATATTGTTGACGTAATCCGGCTTGCCTAACTAGCTCAAGTTGATTGATCTCTTTGAAGGTCAAAAACACTTCCTTTAGAGGAATGTAATGAGCTTGATCGGGTTCAGGCAGCTTTGACCACTTGTTTTTTGAGATAGGATTGCCTTTATCGTTGAGCTTAACTAACCAGCTATCCATGAAGTCGAGTCCCTGTACGGATCCGTCGTCTTCTAAGATCTTATCCCAAGCATCTTTAGTGTTGTGTCCTATCTTGTCTAAGGATTTTTCCAATACTGGATTCTTGCGAATGAACGTTCCCTTAGCTGTTTGCTCAGTAAAGACGTTAGCTGCCCATGGTTCTATGCCTGGCGAAACGTCGCCAGAAAGCTTGGAATTAGTTACGGTCGGCGCGATCGCTCGCAAGTGAGTGTTTCGCATGCCAGTTCCAACACACCATAGCGGTTCCCCATACTCTCTAGCTAGGTCGCGACTTGCGCGCTCGCTTTCAATCTTAAGTTGTGAAAAGATCTTTCTGGTCTCAAACTGAGCCTGTAAAGAATCAAATGGGATGTTTCTCTCTTGTAAGTATGTGTGCCAGCCTAGGACTCCTAATCCTAACGCTCGTCCCTTTTCGGCAGAACGAATTGAGTTCTCAAAGCCACGCATGTATTTAGCGCGTTGAATAAACTCTTCGAGCACTCCATCTAAGAACCACGTGGCTGTGTAGATTAAGTCAGTGTCCTTCCACTCATCGTATTTTGCTAGGTTTAAAGAAGAGAGACAAC